CCGGGATTGATCTCATCATCACGACCGTCATCATCTGTGTCACTACCACCAGCTGTACGTTTGGGCAACTGAGTGCCTAGTTTATAAAACATGTACTCATTACCGTATATGTCAGTTCTCCACCGATACGGTGAATCACAAATGTCTGTCAACAAATCACGCTGACGATTCACCATGTCGTACTTGTTGGCCTCTGTCAACTTGTATACATCATCGTTGGCCCACACATCACCAGACACACTACCAGCAAAGAAATCAAAATTGTCAGTGAATTTACACACACCATGTTTTGGAGCTCCTATGGTTTGTTCGAATGATGTGTAGTTACAAAAGTTGGCTTGTTTTTGAGAGTTTATGATACGACCAGTTTGACCGGCATAAACCGGTGGGCTCTTGATCCATGTCACATTTTCGTCATGATCAATTGGTGAGGACCGGTCCAGCATGCTGTTGTTTCCTTGACCACCACCATAAATTGATGGATCAGCTACAACATATGTTACACCTGGTGTTAATTTGTCTGTCAACACACGGAATCTTGGTTGTATGCTTATGTAATTCAGTACAGCCACATTGTGTGGCAACAAATGACCTCCTAGCTGTTCACGAGTGTGTCTAGCTGTGTTTGATTTGAAATTGACTGTTGGATGATAACGATTCAACAAATCACGTTGAGGGTTGGTCGGGTTGGTCAACACACCTGTTGTGTAGCTGCCTGTTGTTTCACCAGCGGATACATAAGCTAGTTGATTACCAATGAAATTAGTCACACCAGTTTGTTGTGTGATCTGATTGAGATTCTGTTCAGCTGCTGTGTAATTGTAGAATGACGACAATGGCAATTCTGCCACATCATTCACATCAGCTGCACTCAACGTGGCAGCTGTAGCCGCTTGCTTGTCAATGAAAAACTGAGGATCATATGTATATGGCTTGAATGTGGTGCTATCCATCTAGATTATTTATTACCAGTACTGGTTTATTGACAGCACTTGTTTAATGATAATCTGAACTACTGATTCAATTCATAATTATGAGAACTCGTTATTCCATTTAGCTACATATTCATGCAGAGGATTGATATCTCTTATATTTTGATGATATAGTTAAGTATCATAGTGGGCTGGACATTGTTGTGAGCAGCATTCCTTCCGACCTCATTTGATAACCCTATATCTGCCACAGGGTTGCTAGCAGGAGATGCCATCTGATAACTAGAATCTCCACCATAACTTGTAGAAAAGGAGGCTGATTTGTTAGCATTTAACTGATTTCCACTCTGTCCAGCTTGACTAGATACGATTAAGTGACTGTGAGATGGTGATTCACTTTCTTGAAGTGTATGGTCTTCCGAACCACCGGTGTCTCCTAATGCATCCAGAGTGCTTGTAGTTTTAGTAAATATTAACCGTGTATTGTCATTTACAGTTACATTTTCAGATAAAATAATATTGTTTTGATCGGTAACAGTATCAACAGTTATACCTGAACTGATACCCGTACCTGTCGCAGTCATGCCTGTTGTTATGGTATCTATGTTCTCATCTACAACTACATTAGCAGAATCGGTTACAGCTCCATTAACGAAGGCTTCAGCACTAGAATATGTATTATTGACAGTGCTGCCTCCTACCCCCGCGATCACACGACCTTTAAGGTCAGGCACTCTAAAGTGGTTAGCTGTTTCTTCACCTGTGTTGTAGGTATTGCCTAAGACCGTGAATAAAGCGGCGTATGTGCCTGTTTGATTGTACTCAGCACCGTCACATAAAACATAACCAGCAGGTGCGGTGGCGCCCGCGTAGGCAGACACGATTCCGGTTGGCACTAGACCAGAACTTCCTTCATTATCTGTACCTGACACCCAACCATTACCATCGTATTTGAGCACCTGACCTGTTGACACACCAGTGGTATCCACATCAGACAGATCATTTAAGGTTGTTGATCCTCCGTTTCCATCATTGTCGGTAGCAGCGATATCAGACACACTGGCTTTTTTTGTTGTCATCAGACCTGTATTAACGTCAGGCACTACCACAGGTAAAATTGCTGACGTACTGTTCAACTCGTCTGCAGTGGCGGAATTAAGTTCTGATATTTTTTTATCTGGCATGGTAAATTATTTAATGATCAATTTCTAGTTTCCTACGCCCAGAGCAGATAATTTTCATTTGATTCTTCAAGTTGTATACGAAAACCATCTTGTTGTAACAACAAATTACGATCGATCAATATAGTTGTGCTGTCTGTGTCTCTTATCAACCCTAAACGATCCACACAACTCACCACAACAACATATGTTCCATGTTGCGAGAAAGACAACACAACAGAATCACTACCATGTACTGGTGATGTATCTGCATCGTTCACACGATATGTCCAATGATCACAACCACTAGATTTAATTTTCAATGTCTTCTTGGTGTAGTCATCAGGATCTTCAGTTATAGATACAATCTCTATACTATGACAGGTGTATACAAAACCTGTTTCAATTTTAGATATATATCGAGGTGATTGTGTGATGTCTGATCCACCTTTCCCAGCAACTAGCAGTTTTCTGCCATCAGGTAACAATTGCTCCACATAATAACCAACATAATCATTACCATCTTCATCAACAAATTGACCTCCAGCTGTGTACATATACTCAGTATCAAAATAATCTTGAGTGATGTCATATGTTTCAACAACACGAGATCGAGCGTTTCTGGTCACATGTTCTTTACTAGGAAGCAATGTGTTTATGATTGTTTCGCCAGACACATATTTGATTAACATGTCAAAGATTGATTTCTCCACCCCGGTGGCAGATCCTCGCATGCTGTGTTTTATCTTCTGGAATTTTGATTGCTGACGACCACGATATATTGTCTCCACAATCTCGCGGATTCTACGAGTGAAAAATGGTATTGCAGCATCCGCTTCATTGTCATCATTGAAATCAATGTTATTCAAATATCTTTTCTCTTCAGCTGTGGTGTATTTGATAGTTATTTCTTTTAAAAATCGAATGTATGTGTCTTTGATTGACACATCATTTTGTGATGCGGTGTTGTTTGATGATTCCCTCCATGATCTCACATATATGTTGTATTGATCAACAAAATTATCTGCAGAACCAGCTGTGTTCGATGTTTTTTCTATCCATTCAAGCAATGTGTATGGTGCTGACATGTCATCAAACACAATAGATTGTGGGTTGGTGATGCTGTTGCTTGCTAGATCTGTACTGTATTCACTCATTTGTTAAATAATTGCAATCCTGAACGTATTGCATGTTCAAAACTTGTTTGAATCACTCCGGTTTCTGCATACCACTGATCATAACCTGTGGTTTGCTCTGATAATGTGTCGTGATATGTTGCTAATCGATTGGTATCATCCCAGTTTATCAGTCCATGTGATTGAGGAAAAGAGCTTGTTGGGAATGTGTCGTTGTGTATGAATTCATAAAACTCATAGAAACTATCAAAGTTGTTTTCATCCGGGAATGTCAATCCCCAATTCCATGTGTGATCATAACCACTCAATGGATAGGAACTCAACCCGTTTAAATTTTGTGTGGATACATAATGTTCATCAGTGGTTTCTTCTGAATGTATGTATGATGGTGTTATTTTGAATGCATTGTTACCATACAACTCTTTCGCGACTATCACATGACCAGCTGTCACCATGTATGTGTCGGTCGATAGTTGTTGTGTGCTGATGTTTCTTCCATGTCGAAATTTACCAGAGTCATAATGAACTATTTGATCTGTGAAATCATCATCATACTTGTTTCGATCACCAACTAGTTTGCGTATGCCTACTGATAACATGTCAACCAATCGTTTGACTCCACCAGGATATGACATGTTATATTTTGTCAGTTCATGATCGACTTGGTCTGCTAACCCGTACATTGCCTCAACTCCGCATGTGTCTAGATCCGCGACATTTTGCGTGAAGTTGTGTATTTTTTCATACAAAACTTTACCAAGGGCTTGTTCTGGTTTGTCCTCAAAATTACCGAATATGCTATCAAACATGTTTGTCAACCTGCTATGTTGATTGACATTCTCTTGCAAGATATAACTGTTGAATATCTCACCGTAATCTGTCTCTTCTCCATGTTTGAAAAATCTATTTTTCCCGGAAGATGGGTGAATAGTGAACGGATCACTGGTGCCGGAGATCAATCCGGTTTTTGTGGAGCTCAACATGCCTACCAACACCACATTTTCTGCAGGTTTTGTACATGTCAAAGAGTTAGCTAATGAACTGTAGGTGCTTATTTTGTCTTGAATTATTTTGTTGTTTGCGCCAATATGAAAATCAGCAGCATCCAGATTGGTTGTGGAACTTGATAATCCTACATAATACACAGGAGCTGCTGAAAGATCAACAATCCTCTCGTGTTGCATGTCCCATGGTATGATCGACTCATTGTGACCAGGTGTTATCTTATCATCATGTTTGATGATGTTCCCAAGATCGTCTGCTAAACTCATCACAAATGGAATGCTAGTGTCAGTATATTTTGTAGGAGACATGTTGTGACCAGCAATGCCAGTGCTTGTGAAAACTATCTGAGATGCTGATGCTGGTGTCACATTCATCAACATGTAATCATGAGGTGCTTGATAATGCTGTGGTGTCACAACATAATCTTCAGCTTGTTTGATGTGTTTTGTGTTCATGTGAACATTTGAAACACTGTCAGGCCAACCAGTTGTGTCCATCTGGAACATCAATCTGTAAACCTCGCGTTCATTGTTGTCATTCACATTGCCGGTGGAATCATCCATATAATACACATCTGCAGAACCGGATGTACCAGCAAAAACAGCACCAGGATCAGTTGCACCACACAATTCAAATCCAGATTTATCATCTTTTATTCTTGCGTATATTTTTGTGGGTTGAACATGAACACTATCAACCGGGGAGCCACCAGCTGCATCTGCTGTGAATTTCCATGTTTTTTGAAATTGTGCATATTTGTTGTTAAAGTAACTAGATGTCTTGAGAGGAGCTGATATGTAACCTCTACCACCAGCAGGAGTGTCTCGTTTACCAGCTTGATCAGCATGCAATGACACTTTGTATTTTTCCGTTGTTTCATCATACAATTGCCAAGTGTGTTGAGTGTATATAGTGATAGGAGTAGTTGATCGACTAGCGTGTTCAGTTATCATGTATACATGACTAGTATCAATAGGTACAGATGACACTGATGGACCAGATGCGCTGGCTCGGACATTTGTCTGCAAGATGTTTTTTACCTTCACGCGGATTGGGTTCTGAACATACATATTGTCACCGTTTTCTTGACCTTTGGATATGACTAGACCATCACTCCGAGCAATATACACGTTTATTTTTTTGTTTCCGGGCACTGTGTAATTGTATGTCAATTCAGGGCCGCGGACCATCACATGATCTCCAACACTCCATTGAACATTGTATTCTGATAAATACATGGCAGACAATTTTTCAGATTTAAAATTGACACGAAGAGACAACGGGTCGTTCGGTAGCGTGTACCTGGTTAGTTCTTCTGAGTATGTTTGCCAGTTGCCTTGCAAATCTTTATACTCTACATTGAATGGTATGTAAAGAGTAGCCATGGTTGTATTATGTTAGTGATGTGATCACTTTGATTTTATCAAGCAGCTTGGCTTGTTCAAATAGATATGGGTATTTAAAATACGGGTACTGTGTGTTTTGAGTGACTATCGATATGTCTGATTGTTCATACACTGGGTTCCAGCTCAAGAATGATACACCTTGTGTTTTCACGTTGGGATTGTCTGTTCTGCTCATGTAGATGTCAACAACATCAGTTACACTTGCAATTTCAGCCTGTAAACTAGACATGTTTAACAGATATCCCAGACTGCTGCTGGTGCCAAAATAGTTTTTGATTATTGACTCCACTTCTCCTCGTATTATGTCATCGTCTCGTTGACTGTCTCGACGCTTCACAATGTTTAAAACTGACGTTTTTCTTGTGTCTGGTGTCAAAGTCTCTGTAGATAATGCGGCTCCAATGTCAATTGCCATGTAAACTGGATCGATCACAACAGGCTCACAAGTGAGAGCTTTTATCTTGTTGATACCGTTGAGTATCAAAGATCGCTGAGCAGGACTCAAAAAATTGACCATGGGTGTGGCAGATGTTATTTTCTCAAATTTAGGAACAGCATAAATATATACATTGTTGAAGTTGGTGGAGCTAGAGAAATTCACTTGGTTGTATGAAATTCTAGATTCTGCATTTGGATGCTGCAATTTCAAGTCATTCACATAATAAGACAAATGACCGTCAATATAATCCTTGTTGTTCACCACTCTTGTGTTGCTTATGACGTTACCATATTGTTTGTTCACGTAGTTTTCAAAATCATTAGCTGTGATCAATCGATGTTGAGCTCCAAAGAATTTGGGAGCCAAGGTTTTTATACTGTCAACTGTTTCTTCTTGTTCAGGTTTGGTTGATGGGTCAGTGTTGGTTAACGTTAACTGTTGTAAGTTTCCTAACGACATGTATACCACATTAGGTGATTTTATGTTGTCGCGGATTTGTAAAAATGTAGGTGTGGTCAACGGAGACAATTGTCCTTTTAATGCACCAGGTCCTACAGCGCCTTTGTCTTGATCGCTTTTCAAATAGTATATAGCAACTGCATCACCACTCACGAGTCTTTTTCCATACACATCATTACCAAATCGAATCTCGAACAGTTTGCTTTCATTCAACCTCTTCTCAAAAACATTTGATGTTGGAGTTTCAAAGAACAATGACTCTGTTTGATTGTATTCCGTCCACACACCATTTGATCTGATGTAAACATGTATATTATACGCGTCAATTTTGGTGGATTTATCAAACGACAAAGTGAATGTTTCAAAGTCTTCACCAGTTGCTAGTTGTGTTGGGAATTGTTCAAAAACACCTTGATACAACAAATGTTTCTCACCTATCGATGAAATGATCTGCTCAGCACCAGTGGTCTTACCAAACGCTACATCAGATGCTAAAGAATATTTTATGCCTCCAATGTCAACAAAACTATATCTAGGTATGGTGTACAACCCTGTCGGTAACACCTCTGTAGCTTTGGCTTGAAATGTTAGAACCGATGTCTTGTATCCAGCTGGATTGTAGTTGAGCAGCTTGACTATACGATTGACATTTTCATACAGTTGTGCTTCTGTGAAGATTGATTCACTACTGGTTCTGTTCAAATAGAACAACAATGTATGGTAACTGTATGCTATCACATCAACTAAAGACGATAGATTGCTACCTTCAAACAATTGATCTGTGAAAATGTTTTTCTCAGTCAAACGACGTTTTATTAGATCTCTCAATGACACCGCATCAAATGCAGCATAACTATCTGTTGAAAGATCAAACTCTGTAAATTTATCACTCATAATTACACAAAACTAAAACCGGGTTGTTTCAATATACCAGAAAAACTAACTGTTGAATCACTGATTTTTGGTATCTTCAGTGCTAGGTCGATCTGATATTCGGATTGTTCTTCAAATACTCTCACATTAACATTTATCACACTCACACGAGGTTCATACTTTTCTATACCTTCTAACAACCGGGAGCCAATCATACGAGCCATGGATGCGGTGGCGGGCATGAATAAAAACTGCGCTAGATTGAGACCATAATCAGGATTCAACAATTTCTGACCAGGCATGGTTGTGAATAAATTCTGTAATGAATTTTTAATCGCAGCTTCATCATGGCTCACTTCTATATCAGTTGAAGTGCTCTCTCGAAACAATCCAGCCTGTGGTAAATTTGAATTGTTTTTTAGATCCAGCGCGAGATCAGTGTACAAGTGAGCTTTATCCTCTTGTTGTTTTTTTAAAAAATTTAGATTGATTGTGGGCATCGTAAGTATTTATGCTCGAGTTACTGTTTTAAAATGTTGGTTATTGAGCATGTTGATAATAAATAATTACGATGTACCAGAACAAGTTTAAAAAAATATTCGAAAGCAACTTTCAACGATTTCAAGGTGGCGGTGTTCTCGCAGGAGATGTGGTCAATTTTATAGACAATGTGTTGAAAGATGAATGGTTCAACACACAGGCTAACAACGTGAAAGAGCGAATAGAAAAAATGCTTGATTCAGACCTGAACATCAGAGTCTCATCTGTTTATGGTCTTCGACCTGCACATGGAGGAGCGAAACAACAAGATCAACAAGCAGATGAGTATTATGTTGATGTAGCACAAGAGCTAGCTCCTGGCATGTTGTCAGACATTGTGTCATGCCCAGTCAAATTGATCACACCTGTTGATCTTGAAGGTAATCTGGCACCAATACCTGACAGCTTGCGATATGATGACCGTTCACATATCAAACCTGAACTTGTAGAGTTAGATGAAGGTGAAGATGAAGCAGATGGTGTTTTCGGTACTAAAACCAAAGACGGAGACAAGACTTTACCAGATGAAGACACACCTGGTCTTGGAGATGCTGCGGAAGATCATGTTGACACGAGTGTTTACATGCGCTAGTTGAGCGCTAACAGACAGCTATAAAAATTTATCTCTTGATCAGCCACAAATGCTGATCGATAAATATGTTCAGCAATTGTGATAAGTTGTTTTCTCTTGATATCATCACTCAATCTCACATCATGCACGTGATCAAACAGTTGTTTCATCAGTTCTGGATAGTCTCCATTGAATTTTGATTCATTCTCAATAATCAATTTACGCAATTTGAGTGTCTTGCCACTCATGACTAGCTGATGGATGTTCTTGACAAGACTCTCTTGTTTGTCTGTTGATTTGAGTACAAATTGTTTGTTGATCAAACATTTTTGTAGTTCATTTATTGTTTTTCTCAAATCAGGGTAATGTTTCTTACACAACCCTTCAATTTGCTCTCGTTTTTCATCGATATTCTCACATTGTTCCTGGTGCAACACATGAAAACATCTGTCTACAAATTGTTTTTGTGGTGGTACCAAATCGAATGATTGACATCTGCTCTGCAGTGGGGGAATGACTTTATGTTTGTAATTGGCTGTCAGGATGAAACGAGTAAACTCACTATATTCTTCCATGGTGTTGCGCAAACACCGTTGACCATCCAATGTTATACCATCACTCTCGTCAAGTATGATAACTTTTATGGTACCATCATAACTTTTAGTCTTGCTAAAATTAGTGACTTTGCTTCTGATAGTATCAACTCCACTCTCGTCACTTGCATTGATATATAGATACTGGCAATTTAACACTTGCTTGGTTATTATTTTGGCTAGTGATGTCTTGCCGATGCCGGCAGCTCCAATGAACAACAATTGAGGAATGTCTTGATCCTTGACGAACTTGTCAAACACCTGTCTGTTGTCATCAGACAACACCATGTCTTCAAGCGTTTGTGGTCGGTATTTTTCTATCCACAGATTTTCAAATGCTTTCATTTATTTTTAATCCAGTCACCGCTATCAATTATTTGCTCTAACACACTATCAGGCATGTTTGTTTGTTTGGCGAAATCTATCAATTCTTGTGTTGATTCAAACACAGGGTGCTCGATACGACCTTGATCAACTTGATATGTGTTTTTATTGAACCAACTAACATCAGATTGAGAAGATGTGATCATCTTGTTGTCTGAACTACCAAATCCTTTGTCACCTCTGGTGGTGTTGGTCACATCATCTGAAAAACTCATTGTTGGTTGAATCAGCGGATAGACCACCAATTGAGCCACGCGATCTCCTTTTTTCACATTGTATCCATTGCCACCATCAGTAAAATTGTACAACTTCACTCCCAGATCACCTCTGTATCCATTGTCAATGACACCTAGATGTGGTTGTATGTTGTGTTTGAATCCAAGACCACTACGTGGTTCTATTCTGATCCAATAACCTGGTGTTAGATCAGCTAATGTCAATCCAACAGGAACCACCACACTACCACCAGCTGGTAAGAATCGGTCCTCAACCGCGGTCAAATCGTATCCAGAGTCTCCAACACCAGGTACATTGTTGTTGGCTCCTGGAAGAACTGCATCCGCATGAGTTTTTTTGAATTTTATTGATACAGATTGCATGTTATCCATTGAGTATCACTTGATCTCCAGTTATTTGTGTGTTTCCAGACTCTAATGTCACGGAGTTGTTCTTGAGCCACACAAGAAGTTCATTCAATTTACCTGATTCAATGGTGTATGTGCCATGTCCTTGTATTGTTATAGTAACCATATATCAATTATATGTTGTTCCAGCATGAAAATCAAATAAATAGTTACATATTATGGAAGAAGAAGAAGAAGTGTTGAATGATTTGTTGGGTCAACTCAAAGAAAACACATCGTTTAACAACAAAGCGATGAAGAATCACGAGGATTTTGAGTTGCCTAAAGAACAGTTAGAAAAGTTCATATTGAACACCAGTGGTAGATTGGTTCAAGACAGTCTGGACATGATTGACATAGTTAAAGAACGAGTGGCAGGCGCGGCTGAACCAGAAGATGTGGCTAGTCTGTCAGAATTGTTCAAAGCCAGCACCAGCACTATTGAAACACTGAACAAAGTGTTGTTGCAAGACAAAAAAGCCATGACTACAATTGCTGTCAAGAAGATGGATATAGACAGCAAAAAAGAACTGGTAGAAACCGAGACAAGAGCACGAATGATGGCTAGCAGAGAAGAAGTGATGGAACAATTGATCAAAGATGCGAAGCTTATCGATGCAACAGTGGATGATGTGACTGTTGATACCGATCAACAACAATCTAAACAGTAACACTCAGGTCAGTTGACTGTAGTGCAGATATAGATTGTGTTGTTGTGGTGTAATCTGTTGATTCAACTGGTGAACCATTGACATCTACCATAACCAAACTGTTTTCTACTAACAATCGTTGCTTCCACTGAAAGAATTGCATGGCTGACGTGTTGTTCTGTATAAATTTCAATACTTTGTACATCACTCCCATCTTTTCATTGATCATCTGCTCCAAATCACTCAGTATCGATTTCAATCTGACATAATGCTGACTGTCTGTCACTAGATTGCGACCATGTGTGTCTGAACTAAGTTTGCTAGCGATTCCTGAGTCATCCTTTATGAAAGTCATGTTGCGTTTGAACATGTTGTTCACTTTGATGCTCATTTCATTTGTCATCTCTGCATTTTGTCGAGTGATCACATAATCTAACACTCGCGAGTAAGTGTATCCTGTGATGTTTGATCCAATATCTGACACAGGCACAGTAGAATTGTCCTTGACATATTCAACATCAAGCAAAGCTGCTACAGATTCACTAAAATTATCTAAATATGGGCTTTTTTCAACAGATTGCTGCACCATTTGTTTGGTTTTCTCTGGTAAGTAATCGTATTGATCTAACCAATACAATATGTACCATGGATTATCAGATAAACTGTTGTCTATCGTGGATAAACCAGCGGAAACAGGTAAACTATAAGTATATACATCAGAAGGTTCATTGATATGAACAACAAGTTGTTCATTTTTTATTTCTCCAGTAGAATCATCAACCACCAGTGCGTTTGCCTGTGTTTGTTTATTTGCTGACATCTTCTATATCCTCGGTTGCTACTCGATCATCCGCATCTTTTATGGCTGATAGATTCTCTTCGAGTTGTGATTGTATGAAGTCATTGTGTTTGTTGGTCTGTTGAGCAACATCTAGTGTTTTATCTGATGATACAGTGGTGTCATGCATGAACAAATGTGTTATATCATGTATATAGTCTGGTGATGTCTGTATTTGATTGAAAATGTTACCAAACCTCGCGTGATCTAATGAACTAGCTGCAGATTCTATTAGATTTGATGCAATATAAGCATTATCTAATGATGTGTTGGTATTTAAATGCTGGTACCATGGTTCAACACTCTTGTGTTGTGTTGTTTGAGGTCTTGGTTCACGAGCGGATCCTGTAGTGAATGTAGGTTTGGGTGTTTCTGTTAGTGTGTCATCTCCGGTACCATCACTTCTAATGGTTTCTTCACATGTGGTGGTGATGTCACAGTTGTATGTATCAGGTCCATTGTTGATTATGTCTAAAAGATGTGCGGATTGGGTGTTATCAAACGAAGATTCTATTCTGCTAGACAAAGTCTCATCGGTTTGTCCATGAAATGTAGAAAATGCATCTTTTGTTTGATCAATCATGCAGCTAGCTGCAGCTACACTCAGTGCGGCATGAGTTTTATTATAATGTGTACCAGATAATGTCGAATAATTGAATTGTTTTGCTAGATCATAGGCTAACTTGTGTTTACTCAGCTTGTCAGCTGTTGTGCCTATGTTCAGATCATATGTATTCCAATATTCATGATCAATTTTGATCATTCGCGTGATTTGATCAGCGTCATCACCGGAAAGTTTGTCAGTAATTGTTTGTTGCAAAGATTTGTTACTCACCTGTGATGTTTCATACCATGATATGACTTGTGGTGTCACACCATGTGCATTTATATGATCGATAGTGGATCTAACTGCTGCTAGATTGATTTGATCATCATTTAACTGTTCAAACAACACAACACAACTTGATGAAACTAATGATCTAGTCTCTGAGGTGTATTGATCCAAGGATTCAGCGGTTATCATGAAACATCTTCGTTGAATTGTTGATCTTTGTATAGATATGGTTTTGTGCATATCACTTGATTATGATAACCGTTGCTATCAATCACATGATCCACAGACGTCACTAGATATTGACCTAATATTTTATCATCAAAATCATTGTTATCATAACCTAGGTCACGATCGACCGATATAAATTTACCAGATTGTCTGCTGGTGAATCCTTTCACATTGAACACCATTGTGTTACCAGTGAGGATGTTAGCCATGATAGTTTTGTTTCTTCCATGCAATTTGTCTCTCACATCTGTTGCTGTTGAAGTGAATTGATGCTTGACATTTTTATTTTCTGATATGTTTCGATTGAACACCATGTTCGACACCGGTCCTCCTTCTCCACCTAACAATTTATCCAGTACACTCTTGTTCATGTAATCACGAACTTGTGTGATGTCACTGTGTTCCATGTGTATGTTGAATTGTTTGTTGTTGTTGTCATACATGTGCACAACTGTTGTGTTTATCAACTCTGAATTCAACTGAGCAGATTGATCTAAAAACTGAAAATCGTTTATCATGTTGTAATCAGTGAACATGTTGTTCATGGCATACGGTGTTTTTGGTGTTCTGAGTTGATTGGTACTGACTTCTGTTTCCATAGACTCATCAGCTATATAAAATCGGTCCAGTTGCATGTCACCTGGACCGTCCTTGCCGTCAGTTGCACGATGAAATATCTCGCTTATAGGTAACAATGACCACTTGTCAGTGTACCTGTTTACTCTCAACACACATGGTTCTGCAGATTGTGTGTCGTGTGCATGATGTTCTAACAAATAATCCAGGTCATCCACCGCTCGAGCTTCAGCAGGTGATGTGTAGAACAATTTTTCACCACCTTTGCTAAAATCATCTTCAAACACAGGTTGAGATGTTTCTGATTTGAGACATTCAGTAATCAGATCCTTGATTGCATCACCAGTGTACACTGCTCGTGATCTATCAGTGGTCATGTATAAATTGTTGTACGTGTCAGGAGTGCTTTGTCTGTTGACAGCATGTGCTGTGCTCCACCACATGTTGGTGTCTGTCATCATGTGATGCCTGTAATCCCAAAAACTTATCTTTTTTAATTTGTTGTTTACATCACCATTTGAAACATCTTGTGTGTCATACACACTCATGAGCAATCGTATTGTATGAACCTCGTTGTCCAAGCCTTCGTCCGATTGAGGATCGTCATGAATAGGTGTGTCAATCTCTATATATAGATAGTCACGACCATCATTTCTGAAACGATACGGCAACACATCAATCTCTTGCTGATTGACGTATTTTTTGCTGGCTCGTTCTAGAACATTCCGAGGATTGCTTATCACCATGTGACCAGAATGATACCAGTTGAATATATCATCATGTATCACCATCTCTTTGATTGCACCACGTGGTATCTTGACTATACGGTCGTCATCATTCCACATCAACACTTTGAATTTGAACATTCTGTCATCAAGATAATCACTGGACATCAAACCTGATGATTGTTGTTGGTTCTGACCGGTCATGGTGCTTACTGGAGTTGTGTCTTGATAGAAGATACAATGGTGCTAACTTGAGACTTTTTTATTATTTTTAATGTTGTTCCAGGTGTAGGAAAAGCAACAGGGTTATCTATGTTGTTCACGACACAAATGATCCACCATAAATCTATTGTGTCGTAAAATCTATAGCTCATTGATGTCCAACTCATGTGACGATCAACTTGAAATTTAAAATAATAATTAGAGTCCAACTCTTTTGGATCGAACCGAACTGTTTTCATTATATTGTAAAAATAATAACCATTGTCTGTTCTAGACATGTTGAATATGTTCTCAAATTTCAT